AAAGTGCTCCCATAACAGCAACTGAAGGCGGTACTATTAGTTCCGTGGGCATTCCAACTGCATCTGGATAGGCTGTCCCATCCAATATTAAATCTGGAAAGTAGGCAGCTGCAAAGGATGAATTTACAAACCTTTGCGCGAATGTATTAGCTGTGTTGACAGCATTTACTCCATTGCCTGATTCTTGAACATCAGCTCCGTTGGTGTCAAACTGTTCTATGTCCATCACGTAAAAAGTGTCAAATCTTTCTTCGCACGCATCAATAATTTCGCCTGCCAGAGTTTTATTTCTTATTCCAGGCACTGCCAATGTTCTAAAATCGTTGTTTTTGTCTTTGACGACTTCTAAAGCTTTCTTATATGCAGAGTATGTCGGGCCGTTTTTTCTTCCCTGAGCTGAATCTTGTACTTCTCTCTTTACAGCTAAATCTCTAAAGTTGGCTTTGTCATCGTCGTATATGTTGTAACCGTTAAAGCCACCCTGGAGAGGGAATGTAAACTTTAAAAATTGTGTGATTGGATTGTCAGGTGTCTGGAAAAAGTCTGTAGGTGTTAAAAGTTTTGAGCTTGCTGTACTAGTTCCGTCCGCAGTTATCATTGTGCCTACTGACTTTCCATTTCTTCTGTAAGCTGCAACTACCCATTGGTCTGATTTCGGTAGCTTAGTCACTGAGTCGAAGATTACTTCTACATTTTCTAAGCTAAATCCATTTCTATTAAACTTAGACGCGTCTAAAACAGCTCCGTTGATGTCAGATGCTCCCTCATTGTTACCTACCCATGGATTTTGAAAGTTAGTATGAAAGTCCGGAAAATATTCCACTAAACTTCTTACATTCTTGTTAATTTTATCTGACTGATTAGTTTTAGACAAATGAGATTTTTGTGTAAACTGGACGCCCCATGTCAAAAGATTGTTTACAGATTTTTCACCCGAAGAACCAACAGGATGAATGGCTAAATTTTCTCTCATTGGTAAAGGTAATTGACTCATATTTGCTAAGGGTATAGGACCAATTGGCCTTTTGACAGATAACCCTCCAGTGCCTGAACTAGGGTCTGGGTTTGAAGATCCTGTTAAAATTGAAACGCCTTGCGATGTTGTTCCTGAAAGTACTAGATGATTGATGCCTGCAAATCCTACGGGCATTATGTCTTCGTCGAGATTGCGTTTGTTACCAATTTCTGGGTGCATCTCAATTCTAATATACCTAGAGACGTTTCCGTACTTTCCATCTCTTACCATCCTCTGTTGGTCTTTGTCTTTATCAAAGTTGTAGAAAGTATGCATATCTCCAATTCTCCTAGCAATAAAGTTAGGATCGAATGGGTCAAGTGTCAGTTCTTTAAAGTGTTCTAAAAATGTTTCTCCTATGGAAGCACCATCAGCAAGATCGACTGAATCTTTGCTGTAAAAGTTTCTTACCATTAAGTCAAATTTAGCATAGTTTCCTTTGGCTGTTGAGGGTAAAATGTTTAAAATAGTTATTTTGAGTGGTATGTCTAAATCCTTGGTTCTGGCATCCAACTCTTCTGATGTTAGTGGGTAAGGCGCAGGATAATCGTCAAGTACACCGTCCGAAAGTGCGTGAACTCTAAACAGCTTTTGAACTTTTCCACCTATTTTCTGTGCTGTAACGAACGGAGAAAAGGCATGTGTAAATCTATTTTGATAATTTTCAAAATTAGGACATCCGATAGAGTCTATTTCTGATTTTGACCCAGAGTTTCTAGACAAGCTGGAAGTCAACAAAAACGCAGTCTGAAATTTTCTAACTGATTCTCCAGAGACAGACGTTGACACACTAGTATCATCTGCATGTTTTGTTATCAACGTTCCAGTCGGCACAGCCCAAAGTGCAGGTATGTCATAATGTGTGTGAAGATAGTGACCTGCTTCTTGAATTTTTGTCGGATCTGTATTGAACGCAGAAGTAAAATATGGTGCACCCACATCGGTGTCTGTAGTTGCCTCTGGGTCTAGGGAAGCAGAGATTATATTCGCATAATCATCTGTTGCTTTAAAACCGTTTAAAAGCAAAACAATCTCTTGATCAGAACCTTCCTTAGTGTCTATGTCACCAAAAGCTAACCCTGCGTCTTGTGTGGTGCTAAAAACATTATGGGCTCTCTGTGCCAGCGGTACATTATTAGTTGCTGCTTTGGTGCTCAATGACAAGACAACACCAGAGGGTGCCATGAGAACACCTCTTAAAATTGGAATCGCACCTCTTTTAATGCCATGATCATCTAGTGAGTGCTCCAGACCTGCATCTGAGAATATCGTGCTTCCTGCTGACTCTGACATAAAACACCCTAAAAAGTAAGTCCGGCCGGGTGGTCCATGCGAGTAGGCTCTGTGGTTTGCACCAATAAAACCGCTACTAGTGAGAACAAGTTCTTGCCCTACAACAAATCCTGCGTTGTTGACAATACCTGCATTCTCCCCTGCCTTCTTTCTTTTTTTGCCGTCGCCTACACCCAAGATCCTTACAAATGATCCATTAGAATACCTTAGCCAGTTTCTTAATGCAATCTTTCCGAAACTTGTTGCGTCTATTTTGCCAAAAGTTTTCTTAAACTCGTCGTTTCTGAAAAAGCCTATCGGAACAAAAGCGGGACCACGAACTGATGTGCCAATAACAACTCCCAAAGATCTTTCTGGAGAATCTAAAGGTTCTGGATCTATTAAGTCTGTGGTTGAAGTTGAAACCCCTGCCATTGATTCTATTGACATACTCTTTCCTATAATTGTGCTATATTATTACTTATTGAGCTACATGAGTATATAGCAAGATCCCTTTTTTGAAATTGTACACAAAAGCCTGCTTTTATAAATAAGAAGCTGCTTGTTAAAGAATAAAGCCTCCGTGCTACTAGAGCAGGAGGCTTTAAAGCTCTTAAGGAATTTTTGATATCAGTACTGCAGGACGCAGTTATCGTATCTAATCGTTAAAGATATTTCTGCAGGATCTGATGCGCCGTAGTCCAAGTCACCAAATGATGCTGCTGTCAAGAAAGCACCTTTAATGTCCCAGAGCTCTACTACAGTTCCGACTGGATCGAGTAATTTAAGCTGGCAATCTCTCTTGTAAAAGTCTCCATAGCCGCCGCGGCCTGAAACTGATTCGAAGTGAGTACGGACCCATTCCATAACTTGCTGAGCACCGGATGGTGCAATAGGATCATGAAGTGTCACACTAAGTGCATCAAACTTTGTTTTGCCGGCAACATATCTTGTGTGATTTATGTAGCTTATTTCTTGCTCTTCTGTTGTTATAGAAGGACGAGCTGCTGTCTTCATTAAGAATGAATCAATTCCTTCAATTGCAAATACCCATCTAAATTTTCTTTTTGGTTCGAATTTATTGGGTAGCATCTCAGTTACTGAAAGTGTATCTGCCATTTTTTAATCTCTCCTTAAGAGTGTATACTTTATTAAATATGCCTTTTGTCTGTTTTTAGATTTCAGTTCCAGCATTTGTAACAACAAAATCAAGCGCAATGAATTCTACAGTTCTTGTAGGCTGCAAGAATATCTTTCCTCGGATTGTGTTATTTTCTACATCAGCTTGTGTTGTAGTTGTGGTGTCAATCTGCACCTTAAACCTGTCCAAACCTTGCTGTGATTGTATCTGTGAGAGGATAGGACTTACTAAAGCACTAAATCTCTCTAGAGTAGAAGCTCTGTTAGGTTCGAACAACAGGGTGTTAGCAACAGCTTTGACACGTCGTCTAATCTCTATTAGAAGCCTTCGTACATTGACTCTATCTAGAGAACTCTTGTTTGCAAGAACTGTTTTCTGACCAAATATGACTATATCTGAAGTGTGACCAAATGTAGCAATTGGATTAATGTCAACTTCATATAAGTCGTCAAGGTTTTGTTGGTTGAGCTTAACTTGTGATTCTACAACAGAACCGAGCGCGCCTCTATTGAATCCAGCTGGGGCGAACCATGGATGGGCAACCGAGTCGTTGAAGCTCATAGCACCGAGGACAGCAACAGATGGTGGACACTGAACGTTGGTTTTTGTTGCAGGATCTTGAATTACTACATCTGGGAAGTAAGCTGCTGCAAATGAAGAGTCCAAGTTTCTGCTGGCGAATCTCGCCGCTGTGTGTGAAACGTTGATAACTTGATCAGCTGAAGAGGTTACGAATGCGCTTACTGTGTCTTTTTCTTCGATATCCATGATGTACATCGCATCAAATCGTCTCTCAGTTGATTCCATTGCGTAATCTGTGATTGACTCGTGACGAAGCCCTGGCGTTACAAGAAGCTTGATGTCAACATCAGATTTCTCTTCTAAAACATCTATCGCTTTTCTAATCGCTGCTACTGTTGGTCCAGCTGTACCGCCTTGAGCAGACGCGTTGTCAATCTCTCTTCTAACAGCATTGTCTCTGAATTTTGCTTTGTCTTCATCGAAAATATTGACACCATCAAAGCCTCCCTGGAGAGGGAAAGTAAACTTAAGATATTTTCTAGAAGGCAAGTGTGTGAAATCTTTTGAAGGATCAATCAGACGCCCACTAGAGGAAGAATCTCCGTCAACATCATTGAATGTGCCTAAAGCTTGACCGTTTCTTCTATATGCAGCAACTGGCCACTGACGTACGTCTGGCTTATTGCTTGAATTTGTTAAGACTTCTATCTTCTCTAGTGAGAACAGGTTGTTGTTATACCTATCTGCGTCTAAGATAGATCCTGCAACGTCTGGGGTACCCTCGTTGTTACCTACGAGAATGTTCTGGTTCGATTTAAGGTGCCTTGGAAGATATCTTACAAAGCTTCTAAGCGAGCGATTAAGCCTTGTGTGTCCGTTAGGATCGGTCAGGCTCTTCTTCTCTTCAAACTGAATACCCCAGGTGAAACTTGGGTTAGCTGTCTTTCTTCTTCCTGTTCCTTGGTGAATTGTCTCTCTCATTGGAATAGGCAGCTGGTTCAGATGAGCCATAGCTTTTCTGACAAATCTCTGGTTTGGGTACGACTCCTGTTCGTACTTAGGCACGTCGCCATAAGATCTAGACACTGGGTGAATTACTTGTGCCTGAGCTCCGTCTGCGTGAGATCCAGAAGCAATACCATGGAAAAGAGGGGTGTGAATATTTCCACCGTATGCGCCGTCAGAAATGATGGCTGCTGTGGACCCTGAAGTTACCATGTGATGGAGGCCTCTAAAGCCCATGGGAAGTGCAGAGTCATCAATGGATCCGTTTTCTAATTTTTCTGAAAGCTCTATGCGGATGTATTGTGAAACGTTCGGATGTTTCCCATCTATCACAAGCTTCTGCGCGCCTGCTTTCTTATCGAAATCATAGAATGTGTGGGTGTCACCAATTACACGACCAATAAATCTATCACTGGTTGGGTCTAAGTCTAACTTGTTAAACTTCTCTAAGACATGAGGTTCTAAGTCTGAGTCGTCGAAACGTCGAACCTTCAAGTCAAAGCTTCCAAATTTTCTGTTCTCATTGTTAGAAGCTACAATGTTTTCGATCGTAATCTTAAAAGTATCAGACCCAGCTTGTCCGTCATCTAGTGCGTGGACTCTAAACAAGTTTTCATTTCTTCCACCAAACTTTTGTGATATTACAAACGGAGAAAATGCTGTCTGGTATCTGTCTTCGAAGCCTTCGAGGTTTACAGTACCAACAGTCGTCGTTGTCGATGCCGCGGCTGTGTCTCTTGCTCCTGAAGACGGTAACAAGAAAGCTGCCATGTATTTTTTAGGCTGAGTGTCAGCTGGGAATGTTTGCGTATCGCTGAAAGAAGACCAGTATGAAGCTGTGATCGTTGCTTGATGTCTTTGCACCTGCCAGTCAGCATATAGATAATGACCGGCGTCTTCGATTCTTGTTGGATCCGTGTTAAAGACATTGACAAAATTATTTGGTGCTAATGGATCGAAAGATGCTGTTATGACGTTACCATAAGAATCTGATATCCTGTGACCGTTTAAAAGCATTATGAATTCTTGCTTATCACCTGATCCTGTTATAACATCACCAAAAGCGAGGCCTCGCTGAGTAGCGTGAATTCTCTTTTGTGGCGTTCCATCATCATCTGTGAGTACACCTGCTTCTAACGGAGAATTATTTTGAGTGGTCAGCGCACTCAAAGTAGGTACAACTCCCGAAGCAGCAAACAGAACACCTCGAACTATGGGTACAGAGTGATTCGAGCGATCGGAATCATTTACAGGTGCTTGTAACCCAGCGTCTGTAAATATTTGAGAACCCGCAGACTGAGACATGAAACATCCCAAAACATAGGCACGGCCGAGTTGACCACCGGTGTATGCTTTAGCGTTTACGCCTACCTGCCCGTTGTCTTGAACTTTAGCAGCTCCGACAACGAATCCTGCATTTGTTACTTTGCCTGAGGCTGCTCGAGCTTTTCCGTCTCCAACACCAAGAACTCTTATGTAAGTTCCGGCATTCGCGTTTTTCATCCACTCATGCATTGCCAAAGGACCGAAGGCCTCTCCGTCTGTGTTTCCAAACTTTGCAATGAAATCTTGAAAAGTTGCAACTGTTACTGGTACGAAAGCAGGTCCGCGTCGAGCTGTTCCAACGACACCAGCAGGTACTCCTGAGGGTTGGACTGTCGTAGGCTGACTGAGATCTATTTCTCTTGTACTAACAGCTGGGCTTAAAAAAGTTTTTTCTGCCATTGAGTTATCTCCTGGGTCTCTCTATTCTACTTATGCATTACTCGAAGTCTACGCCGCTGTTTGTTATGATAAAGTCTATAGAGATGAACTCTACTGCTCTAGTCGGAACAACGACGATTCTTCCGTTTAGTCTATTGTTGTTAACATCTTCTTGGGTGTTGTTGGAATCATCCATTACAACTTTGAACTGCTCGATACCAGACTGAAGCTGTATTGCTGCCAATTCTGGAATTACCGCTCCGGTGAACATTGCTCTAGTAGCGGGTGTGTTTGGTTCGAACAGAATTCTATCAGCGACCCGTACGACACGACGCTTAA